GATCCTACTAAGTACCACACATATTGGGAAGATTTTGATACTATCCCTATTGCCGCACAATGGACTTTAACTGCTGTCTCTGCTGGAACAGGCACTTCTGCTATTACTGTTCCTGACGCAGACGGTGGTTTAGCTCGTATTACTACAGCCGCTAATGATAATGACGGAATTTATGCTGAGTGGATTTCTGAAACATTTTTATTAGAAAGCGGAAAAAAGACTTGGATGAAGTGCCGCATTTCTGTTGGTGACGCGGCTCAAAGTGATTGGCTTGTAGGCTTGCATTCTACAGACACTACGCCTCATGACGCTACGATGCGTTATATATTTGAGAGCGTAGACGGTTCTGCGGCTGTTTACTTTAACAACGACAACAATACTACAGACAGCGATAGTGCTACTGTCCACACAATGGTAGATGACACGTTTGTAACATTAGCAGCTTATTATGATGGTGGAACAACTATTCAATTGTTTGCAAATGACGTTTTAGTAACGACTATGACAAGCATCACAGTCCCTGCGGCTGAAATGGCGGTAGGTTTTGGTTATATAAACGGAGCCGCTGGAGCGGAAACCACAGATGTTGACTACATATTTGTAGCCAAGGAGCGTTAAAATTAAATACATAGGCGGGGGACAATCCTCCGCCGTTTAATCTGAAGAGGAAATAAAGATGCCAAAAGCAAAGGTTATCACTCTCACCCCAACAGCCGCAGATCCTGATGGTTTGTCTACTACTGAAACACTATTAGCAACTCGCCTTGATTCTTTAATCAATGGTGCTTACGCTATAGATTTTGACAGAAATGGTATTTGTTTAGCTCAAACTACTGGAGCTTCAGCGGCTTTAGTCCTTAACGGAGCACAAAGTATTGATTTTACTGCTCGTAAAGGAGCGTTTATACAGATATTTGCTGGCTCAGACAATACTGGAATTACTTTTGCTGTTGTTGGTACTGACAGAAATGGTAAAAGAATAACGGAAACAATAACTGGACCAGATGCAGGGCTAACTGTTCTTGGAGCAGTTCGGTTCTACAGTATAACCAGTATTACTTCTTCTGCCGCAGTTACAAATAATTGCGAAGTAGGAACAAACGGCTATGCCACGTTTTCAACACCTCAACATATGACTTCTACACACGCAGGAGATGACAGCGGTGAAACTGTTACTTTTATTGGTGAAGATCGGTATGGAAGAGAGTTAAGTGAAACTATAACAGGAGGCAGTGGCGCATTAGTGACAACGTCTGGTAACTTTGCTAGAGTTGATCGTATCACAGCTTCTGGAGTAGGAGCAGATGCTGTAACTGTTGGTTCAAACGCTTTATGTGAAAGCAAATGGTATGTGCTTAATTACAGAGGTAGCGACTTTACTGTAGGATTAGGTCTTGATGTTACTAGTGGCCCTGGGGCAGGGACTGCGGCTGTTCAACACACTTTTAATAACGTACTTACTGATGGGTTTAGAGAAATTGATGCAACAGTTCACACGCATGATACTGTGCATAGTAAAACAGCTAACTTTGACGGTAACTATACTAGCCCTCCTGTGGCTTGCCGACTAGCTGTAACAGCGTACACTAGCGGAAGTATTTCACTACGCATCGTTCAGGCAGGATCATAAAAATGGGACTTTCAAGTAATATTAATGTCAGTGCAAGTGTTAAAGAAACTTATACGCTTCTTGAACTCATGGATATTTTAGGTAGCAGTAAGAAATTAAAAGACTCTTTACTAGAGTTAGAAACTGCTACGGGTAAAGCAGATAAATCTTTAAAAGCTATTACTAAAGCAGAAACTGTTAGAAAAGTTGCTGTAATAGCAGATACCATTGCAAAGCAGGAAATTCAATCAGAGTGTGATATTCGTGTAACTAAAGCAGAAACGGCTGAAACCAAACTTGTAGTGTCTAAAAATAATAAGAAAAAAGAACTAGCTGAAGCCGAGGCCAGTGCTAAAGCAGAGCAGTTAATATGCGAAGAAACTAAAGCAAGTTTATTTGCTCGCGAAATAGTTGTTGCTCAAGCAGAAGTTAATATAGCTGCTGACCGTAAACGTATGAAAGCAGAGCATGAAGCTGCTAAAAAAGAAATTGATAAAGATGTAAAAGCTGCTGAAAAATATCGTCAACAAGCTTTAACTATCAAACGTGAGTCTGACGATAAAGTTGCCGCTATGAAAAAATTAGTATCTTAGTGTCAACAGTACGAGGTTCTTTGCAAATGTTGGATACCCACTGTATGGTGTCAGCATATAGTATAATAAATTAAAAGGTTGCATTAATGGCTACCAGCGGAACATTCACATTTAATCTAACTGTTGATGAAATGATCACAGAAGCGTACGAACGTTGTGAAGTTTCTCCTCAAAGTTTAACTCAATATGATGCTGAGACCGCTAGACGAAGTTTAAACTTGATGTTTACGGATTGGTCTGTGCAGGGCATTAATTATTGGACCCTTATAGAGACCACACAAACGCTCACACAGGGTACAAACGCCTATGTGCTACCTACAGGTACACTAGATGTTTTTAGCATGGTTATACGCCGTTCTGGGACTGATTCAGTTATGCAAAGAGCTAGTTTAACACAGTACCATGAACAACCTAATAAAGATGCTCAAGGTAAGCCCTCCTTGTTCTTTTTAGACCGACAACTAACTCCTGCTATCTATGTTTGGAACAGCCCCGAAAATTCAACAGATCAGCTTATTTATTGGAGAATGCAACAAATAGAAGATGTTTCTTTATCTAATTCTACAGTTGATGTTCCTGTTCGTTGGACAGAAGCTCTTTGTGCTGGTCTTGCTGCAAAACTAGCAGTTAAGAAAAACAAAGCGTTGTTGACAATTTTACAACCCCTTGCAACGGAAGCTTTTAAAAACGCGGGTGATGATGAACGAGAAAAAGCTTCACTAAAGATTGTACCCGGATGACATGGCTATTAAAAGAAGAAGCACCTACGCCCGTGGAACTAAATCGCAAGCCATGGACGACCGAACGGGAAAAAAAGTCAAGTACACTGACCTACGAAAAGAGTGGACAGGACACATGGTCCACAAGGATGAATGGGAAGCTAAACATCCGCAGCTCGAACCACGCGGTGCCGTTGATGCAGAAATACTTAGGAACCCTCGGGTTGACAATGATAATGTTAAAGTATTTGTTAAAGGCCGAAATATGCAAGGTATTGAGATGCGGATTACCGTACTTAATACTCATTTTGCAGCGGCTCAATCCCATGCAACACCCAGTGGTGTTGCGGCTACAGGAACAATCGGAACTGAAATTCCAACAAGCTTTGCTAATGCAAGCGGAAACTCTTTTACTGGTTCAGTTGGCTCTGTTCAAACAGGTGCGGGTGTTGCGGGTGTTGCGATTACTTCAGCTCTTGGCGCAGAAAGTCTTGCAATTTCAGCTAATGTTGCCACGACAGGTGTTACGACTACAGTTGCACTTGGTAATGAAGTGCCTATGTCTATGGATCTTCCAGCGGGTGTTGCTATTACCGGAGCAATCGGAACGGTCACTGTTAATGCTTGGGGGGCAGGAACTTGGGGCTCAGGAACTTGGGGTAATTAAATGAGTACTTATGCTTCACTTACACAAGACATTAAAGATTTTGCTGAAAACGACGATACTGAATTTTCAACTAAAATAGACACGTTTATAGCTAACGCAGAAAGTCGTTTATTTCGCGATGCCCCTTTCTTGTATGCTTTTAAAACCAGCAACACAGGTTCTTTATCTAGCGGAACAGCTACTCTAGCAATGCCAGCAGGGGTTAGGACTATTCGTAGTGTAAGTATAACAGTGTCTAGTTCTGACGTGTTTTTACAACAAAGGCTAGGTAGCTATATACGAGATATGTTTCCTACAAGCGCCACAACAGGGCAACCTAAATATTATGCGATACAGAGCGACACTTCACTTTTGTTTGGACCAACACCAAATAATACATATGCTTTTGAAGTTTTAGCGCAAGAAAATCCTACAGGTCTGAGTAGTGGAAATACAACAACATGGCTATCAAACAATGTTCCTGATGTGTTACTCTATGCTTGTATGATAGAAGCGTGTACTTTTTTGCAATTTACAGAAGGTGTTACTAGTTGGTCTGCAAAATATCAAGAAAGTCTTAGTTCATTGCAAAGTGAAATGGTTCGTAGTTTAGGAAATGAAAACACCGTAGGAGGTTAATATGAGTATATCACAGGCTATGTGTACTTCTTTTAAGAGCGAGCTCTTAGATGAACAACATGATTTAAATACAGACACTATTAAAATTGCACTTTATACAAGTTCTGCAAGTTTAGGAGCAGGAACAACAGCGTATGCTACCACAAATCAAGTTGCTAACGGAAACGGATATGCAACAGGAGGTGTCACGCTAGGCTCTGCCGCAATAGCGGTAAGCGGAACAACAGCTTTTGTTGATTTTGCTGACCCGAGCTGGACATCAGCTAGTTTTACAGCTAATGGTGCATTAATTTATAACTCATCAAACGGTAACAAAGCAATTGCAGTTTTAGCTTTTGGAGGTGACTTTACAGTTACAACAGGCACGTTTACAATTGTGTTTCCAGCGGCCGATGCCTCTAACGCTTTAATTCGTTTGGCATAAGGAGAAAATAAATGGCTTCCTCAGCTTCCCCCCTCCTCAAACTAGAGCTTCAAGCCAATGGTGAAAACTCTGGTACTTGGGGTACTAAAACTAATGTTACACTAAAGCGTATAGAAGAAGCTATTTCAGGAACTACAAACATTGCCGTTACTGGAGCTAACTATACTTTAAACGACACACAGTATAATGTTCATGTTGATGGTAGTAATGCCAGTGAAAGCCATGTTGCTCATGTTGTTACTAGTGGAACTTTAACAGGTAACCGAACTGTAATTGTACCTGTTCGCAGTAAGCATTATTTATTCACTAATAATTGTGCGGGTGCGTATTCTCTTACAGTTATTGGAGCTTCGGGTAACGGGACTATTATTCCGCAAGGTCAATCTTTAGCAGTACGGTGTGATGGAACTAATATTATTCCTGCAGGAATAGCGTTTGGTCCTACAGGCGAAGGTTTCTTTGAAAAAGGTGGCGACATTGCTTCAGGATCACCAACAATAATTGACACAGACGGCACAATGTTTGATGTAACAGGAACCACAGGCTTTACAGCCTTTACTGTTGCAAAAGGTCGTATATTTATGTTGCAGTTTGATGGCGCACTAACAATGACCCACGGTGCAGGAACATTAGATTTGCTTGGTGGAGCTAATATTACGACCGTTGCTGGCGACATGGGTTTATTTTATGCAACAGCGGCAAACGTAGTTCGTATGCTTAGTTGGACGCCTGTAAGCGGTTTTACTAGAGCGCAACTTTCTCCAGCGGCAAAACAAGAAGTTATTGCTATTGCTTGTGGTGATGAGACAACAGCAAC